GCGCGAGTATGGTCGGGCCTTCGCCATGTACGGGTCGCAGTTTGAGACGACGAGGGCGGAGATCCGCGCGATGGTGGCGGCAGACAACGGACGGCTGCGACGGGCGGCGCGCGCCCTCGACGCGGCAACCGCAGAGTTAGCGGGCCTGAGGACGGCACTCTACCGTGACATCGTTGACGACGCACTCGGGGCGGACTGGCCCGCGCAGATCAACCGTTGGCTCGGGCCGATTCGTGCGATGTCGTCGAGGCCACCTGTGCGCGGGCGCCGCGGGCGACGGACCGGGTACGCGCGTCAGGTTGCGGAGGACATGTTGCGTGTCCTGCTGCGGCACGGCGTCCGTCTCCGACAGGGGCAGTCTGTGACGGTCCTGCGGGTCATCCTCAATAGTGCGGGCGCGGGTGACGTCGATCACCTCGGGCTCGTCAAGGCCGCCACGAAGTCGCGGCGGTAGTCCTGCCTCTCGACACACTGGGTACTAATTCGGCGGGCCTCACTGATTTGCTATCTCGTAGAGTGTGATTCTGGCGCGTAGAGTCATGTTCCATGAACACTACTCCCGCGCCCGACGAACACGTTGATCGACTCATCGGCTGGCCCGAACTGCAGCGCACCATCGGCCTGAGTCGCCCGCAGATCTGGCGTCTGCGGCGCGATGGCAATTTCCCCTCCCCGCTGAAGCTCTCTCAGAATCGCGTCGCGTGGAAATCGAGTGAGGTCCAGTCCTGGATCGACTCGCGCGAGCGAGCATGACTCCGAGCACACTCCGCTTTCGCGATCTCACTGCGGCGTTGTATGCCGGGGCGTCGGGCCGGATCGAGCTGCGCGTGGTCCGTCCAGAGAAGCGCGGCCTGGTGGCCCGGGCGTTCGTGCCCGTGGGTGACGATGACGCGATCACGGCGTTCTGCCAACGGCATCGTCGGGATGAGCTGTACTTCGGGGTGGCCCTGCGCGGCGACTCAGACACCGGCAGACTCGACGACTGCACCCTGTTACCGGCGCTGTTCGCAGACCTCGACTTCAAGACGCTGCCCGAAGCCGAGGCCCGCGAACGTCTGGCCCGCTGTCCGGTGCAGCCGAGTGCCCTGGTGGCGTCTGGTGGCGGGCTGCACGCGTACTACTTCCTGACCGAACCGCTCACCCTGCCGGGCGACGCGGACCTCGCACGCGGCCTGTTGCGGCGGCTGGCGGCCTATCTGGGTGGCGACCTGGCCTCTGCCGAACCGGCGCGCGTCCTGCGCATTCCGGGTGGCGTGAATCACAAGTACGCCCCGGCCAGGCCCGTCGTGATCGAACACCTGAACGCGGAGCTGCGTTACAACCTCTCCGACTTCGACGACTGGCTGCCATCCGAACCGGCCGAGACACGGACGGCGGCGGCGCCTGTCGAGGGCGCGATACCTGAACACGAGCGCAACAAGACGTTGACCTCGTTGGCCGGGAGCATGCGGCGCCGCGGTATGACGCCGGCAGAGATCGAGGTGGCGCTGCTGGCGGTCAATGCGGCCAGGTGCCGGCCACCACTTTCTGCTGATGAGGTGCGCGACATCGCACAGTCCGTCGGGAGGTACGCGCCGGGCGAGACACCCGTGAACGGCGCGGCCATCCATCGGACGGTGACGTTGACGCCGGCGAGCGGCATCCGCGTGCGGCCGGTGCGCTGGCTGTGGCAAGGCCGTCTCGCCCTGGGGACACTCGGGCTCCTCGGTGGACGCGAGGGTGTGGGCAAGTCCACCGTCGCGTACACCGTGATTGCCGACGTGACCCGCGGCCGACTGCCCGGCGCGTCGGCCGGCACGCCTCGCAGCGTCATCGTCGCGGCGACGGAAGATTCGTGGGAGTACACGATTGTGCCTCGCCTCATGGCGGCGGGCGCCGACCTGACCCGCGTCTACCGGGTGGACGTGACCACCGTCGAGGGCACCGAGGGCAGCTTGTCACTCCCGCGTGACTTGGCCGACCTGGACCGCCTGGCGCGCGAGGTGGATGCCGTGCTCATCCTGCTCGACCCGCTGCTCAGTCGGCTCGACTCGGCGCTCGATACGCACAAGGATGCCGAGGTGCGACTCGCCCTGGAGCCCCTGGTGCGGCTGGCGAGTGCGACGGATGCCAGCGTGCTCGGGCTCATCCATGTCAACAAAGGGACCACCAGCGACCCGTTGACGATGCTGATGGGCTCGCGGGCGTTCGCGGCCGTCGCCCGTACCGTGCTGTTCGTGATGGCCGACCCCGAGGACGACGACAGGCGCCTGCTCGGCACGCCGAAGAATAACCTCGGGCGCTGTGACCTGCCGACGCTGGCCTTCCGTATCGTCGGCGCGAAGGTGGCCGACACACCCGAGGGCCCGGTGTGGACGGGCAAGGTGGACTGGCTCGGGGAAACGCACCAGACCATCAAAGAGGCCATCGTCGCGGCAACCTGCAACGCGGGCGACCGCACGGCGACCCAAGAGGCCGCCGACTGGCTGCACGACTACCTGACCTCGCAGGGCGGCATGGCCGACTCGGCGGGCATCAAAGAGGCGGGCCGGAAGGCGGGGCACACCCGGGACAGTCTGCTGCGCGCCCGGGACCGGGTACACGTCGTCACCGACTCCAAGGGGTTCCCCCGCCGTACAACCTGGTCGCTCCAGTCGTCGGATGCGTCGGCCGTCCAGTCGTCGCACCAGTCGTCGCAAACCCCTGGGGAGACTCTCTGTACTGCTACTACTGCGTTGACTGACGCCAATCGAGGGGTTCAGTCGTCGCAGTCAACGCAGTCGTCGCAGTCAACAGAGACCCCGCGCGCGCGTGCGACGACTGGACAGACGCTCCGGTTTGAGGTGGAACGATGAACACCGTCATCCTGCGCGGCGGCGTCAGTGTCCTGGTTGACTCGCTCCGACTGGCCTGGGAGCTGGAAGCCAAAGGCGCAACGTTCGGGCTGGACCCGGATGGCGCCCTCAGAGTTGGGCCACCGGACATCCTGACCCCGGCTGACATTCAGGCCATCCGGGCGAACCGACACGAGCTGGCGCGCATCTGCCGTTACTGTGCGGACAACACGAGGGTGATGTAGTGACCGGCTCTGACACGACCCTGCTCGTACGTATCCTGGTCGGCTGCGTCGGCGACGTGGTGCCTGACACGGGCAGCATCATCGCCGTGACACCCGAGGTTGCGGACGACCTGGTGCGGGCCGGTGACGCGCACCGCGTCGAGGATGACAAACCGCAGGGGCGGGGAGGGTCGCGGCGCCAGCCATCGATCCGGGGCAACCGCGCGGCAGCCGCGCTCGCGCAAAGGGCTCCCCGGTTGAAATTGGAAAGTGGCTGAAATGACCTCAAAACGTGTTCAAACCGCTCCTAAACACCTGGCTTTGGGCACCAAACGCTGGTGGCTCCAGGTCACGACCGATTACGAACTGGAGCCTCATCACGTCCGGTTGCTGACGCTGGCCGCGGAAGCCTGGGACCGGGGCCAAGAGGCGCGCGAGATCATCGCGGAGAAGGGGCTGACGTTTGAAACCCGCCTGGGTGAGATGCGCGCGAACCCCGCCGTCGCCATCGAACGGGATTCGCGGTTGGCCTTCGCCCGGCTGCTGCGGGAACTCGACCTGGACATCAGCGTGCCCTCGTCCGACGTGCGACCGCCGCGGCTGCGCTCGACAAACGGGCTGGCGTGGAACAAGGGAGTGTGACGTGCCTCGAAAACTGCGGCGCGCAAAGACGCGGAGGTCGGAGGTCTCGGCGGCCATCGTCGTGTTCTTGGAGACGGGCGAGTACCCAACCCGCGGGGAACACGGCGAAGCCGGCGACGGCTTCTTTGAGTTGTTCCAGAAGACCGGCGATCACGAGGCGGGGCTACGCGACGACTGGCTGGCTGTGCGTGATGAGGTACTCGAGGACTGGCATCCCGGCACGCGGCCGTGGGCCTGGTGGCGCTGGGACGCGCCGAGGTGGCCTCGTGCCACATGGCCCGCGCGTATCGCGGACTTGGGCGAGTGGGCTGACGATCTGTTCGCCGAACCGCGGCGCCGGCTCGGTGGCATCGGCACGCCGATTTACGAGTGCTTGAACTACTTGCCCGAGTTTGTCGCCGGTGTGCCCGTGCGCTGGGTGTCGCCCGAGGACGTGGCGCTCTACAGCGGCCTGGCCCGTGACGTGCTCGGGCATCCGATCATGGCCGAGTACCTTGGGCATCACTTCGCCGGCGTCGCCCCGGACCCGCACGACCCGCCGACGTTTGAATCCGAAGCGTGCTACCTGCGGCGCCACCACCTGCTCACGCCGGGCGAGGAGAAGTGGCTGCCGGCCGATGCCTTCGCACCCACGGTGATCACCATCACCGACGATGAGGCGCCCGCGTGAGCACGGCGATCGCGGCCGTGCGTGCCGACCTCGCAGCCCTGACCGATCGCGTGACGCGGCTCGAAGCACGTACCGGGTCTGGCCCGCGTGGCGCGGCTGACGTGCGGCTGCTCGTGGCGATCGCGGAGTCTGCCGGCGACCGCGGCTTTGGCGCGGCCGAGCTGCTGAGGCACAGCCAGGTGGACGCCCGGCTCGCGCGGGCGCTGGCCGCGGCCTTCATCGAAAGCCCGCGTGAACTCGGGCATCGTCTGCGCCGCCTCGAAGGGCGGCCGTGCGCCGGCCTGGTCCTTCAGCGGGAAGGCAGCGATCGCGCGGGCCTCGTCTGGCGTGTGCAGCGAGAAGACATCTCGCAAACTCGCACGGGCTGACAATCGGCCCATGAACACGATGCCTCGCCTCAGCGACCTCACGGCGGATCTGACCCGCCACACGAAATCACTCGACGCGGCCCGCTACATCGGCTGTTTGGTGATGCAGAAGGGCGCCGCGATCGCGGCCGCGGAGCAGTTCCGCGCGCGCTGGCCGGCGTCGGCGCACCTCTCACTGATCGAACACTCGATCCAGAAAGCGGCCGTGGTCGGTGGAAGCAGCCAGACCTGGGGGAGCCCGCTCATCCCCGAGTCCCTGATGGCGGCGCTCATCAGCTTCGCGCAGCCGTACTCAATCCTCGGGCGCCTGAACGCGCAGCCGGTGCCGTTCAACGCGAAGGTGCCGATCGAAGCGGCGCCCATCAGCGGCGCGAGCTGGGTCGGCGCGGGCGCGGGCAAGCCCATCGTCAAGGGCTCGCTCACGACGACGATGCTCCCGCCGCGCACGGCCGCGGGCATCATCGTGTTGACTGAGGATGTCGTGCGGATGGGAACGCCGGCCGCGGAGATCCTACTTCGGGACAGCCTCGCGCGGAGCATCGTGCAGTTCCTCGATTGGCAGTTCAGCGATCCGAGCGTTGCGGCCGTCGCCGACTTGAATCCCGCGTCCCTCACGAACGGGCTCACGCCGATCGCGCAGTCAGGCGACCCGGTGCAGGACGTGTACGACCTCGTGAAGCTGTACGTCGCCGGCGGTGGGCGCATGGAGACGGCCGCCTTCGTCCTCAGCTCCGCGAACGCGGTGGCGCTGCGCTTGCTCGGTTGGGAGCAGTTCCGAAATCTCACGCCAACCGGCGGCGACCTCGCGGGCATCCCGGCCTTCGCGGCCGATGCGGTTGGCGGGAACGTGATCCTGCTGGACCGGGCGCGCGTCCTCCTCGCGGACGACGGCGAGATGCGCGTCGATGCCAGCGGGCAGGCTGCGCTTGAGATGAGCGACGCGCCGACGCAATCGACTGCGGCGGGCTCGCCGTTGGCGCCCACGCCAACACAGCTTGTGTCCTTGTGGCAGGGTGACCTGGTGGCCCTGAAAGTGGAACGGATCATCAACTGGTGGGCGGCGCCGGGCGCGGTGCAGTACATGACGATGGATGTTGCCGCGGGCAGCCCGGCAACCCCATAACCTCGCGTTGGAGGACATCACGCCATGCCACACACTGAACCCGTGCCGGCCAGTCCGCCCCGCTGGCGGCGCTTGCAGATCACGAACCCCGGGCCAGTCGGCCCGATCGGCCGGGAGATGGCCGGCTGCGAAACCGATCTGGTCGATGGCCGCGCGCTCGCCTCGTTGCTCGACATGGTGCTCGGGGTGACGGCGGGCGCCTTCAAGGCGCAGCGGGCGCGCGAGAAGACGCTGGAGGCGCGGATCGCCGACCTTGAGGCCCGGCCGGCGGGTGGCGTCGAGTACGCCGGCACGTTCAAGGATGGCACCATCTACCAGCCCGGCCAACTCGTCACGCGCGGGGGCTCGCTTTGGCTGTGTCTGCGGCAGACGATGGTCACGCCCGGCGCCGGTCCCACGTTTTGGCGATTGGTTGTGAAGGAAGGGCAAGCCCGATGACGGACCCGAACGGCGAGCTGCTGGTGACGCTGCCCGGCGGGGCCATCGTCCACGAGGGGGCCTGGCACTTCCTGAGCAGCATGCAGCGGAATGGGCGCAGCGTCCAGGTCGATGACGATGGGCAGCTCCAGGTGTCGGGGCGCGACACGATGCACGAGAACTCGCTGCACCTGCTCGACGTGCTCCACGATGAGTTGATCATCGTGTTGGGCGCGGAGACGACGATTCACTGACCCCGCGAGCCTGGGGACCCGAAGGGGAGAGGACATGGCCGTACCGTCCAAGTTCAGAAACCTGGTGCAGGGGACCGTGGACCACTCGGCGCTGGTGTGGAAAGACGGCGCCCGCGTGATTCATGGTGTCGGCAATCCGACTCAGTTCCAGACTGGAAAGGGCCGGGCCGGTCCCGGGTCGCTCTACATCCGCACCGATCAAGCGGCACTATGGGAGAACGTCGGCACGAAGATCCGGCCGACCTGGCAGCACCTCTATGGCGGCGCGGACTGACCCTCGGTGACACTGCGGCACGCTTGGCCCGGCCGTTCCTGCCTGGGGTGCTCCGCCCCGCTGCGATCGGGATGCGCCCAGTTAGACGCCGTTCTATTCGGTTGTTACCGGCGGCTCAGCTGAAGCTGATGCCTCCGATACTGAGGAATCGTCGTCTTTGCGCGCTCGGAGCGTCCGTGACGAGGATCGGGCCACTTTCTTCCTCGCGGCCTCCGCCTTCTCGCCGTCGAAGAGGTTCCGCTTGAGAACGTCCTGAATCAGGAGAGATCGAAGTTCTTCGACTTGGAGCTTGGCGCCTGACAAGCGGCGCAGCTCGCGGCGGATCGTATCGAGAACTGGTTCGCTGATGATGAGGGCGGCGAGATAGAACTCGTTCGTGGCTTCCTTCTGATGTTGGTGGGCGTAGAGCCCCGACTTCACCATGCCCTCGCGGGTGAGTAGGTAGAGGGATGATAAATCGGTCTCGGTCTTGGGCGACATCAAGAGCATGTCGAATTCGAGAACAAGCGCGGCGTCGATGGGCTTGCCGAAGATGACCCTAAACACCTTCCAGATGTGCCCGTTGGTCAGAGCAACCCAATCGATTCCCTGGTTGGCCGCGTAGTCAACAGCCTGTTTTATCTGAGCGTCTTTGAGTTCAAGGCCGATTGCCTTGACCTCAACGATCATCTGAAACTTGTTGTCGATGCGGGTTGCCAGATCGCAAAACGTGCCGCGAATGCATAGTTCTCGCGTGATTTCGGCGTACTTGTCATATCCGAACAACTCCGCCATCACATCCGTGACGATCATGGAGGTGTCGGACTCATTGACGTCACGAGCTTTCGCGGACAACAAGACGGGTTGAAAGCGCTTGAGGCCAGCTGCCAGTCTGTCGGCTACGCGCGTTGGAACCGCCATGAGTACCTCCTGGCGAGTAGCGAACTCGCGCAGCCATGCTAGCACGGGCTGCCAACCGAAGAGCCACGAACTCTGGCCGTGCAGGCGAAGGCTGAACTAGTCCAGGCTCGCAGGGGTAGCTGCCGCGGATGTCCATCGGGCGGCCTTGTCGCGTACACCATCAACAGCATCGTCGTCACCCTCGGGCTCACGAGGCCCGAGGGCTTGCCAGGCTGTCATAGGCAAGGCGATCGGCGGGCGCGACGATGCAAAGGTCGAGGGCGGGAACGAGGGCGCAGAGGGGCGGTGAAGGCCGAGGTTGCGCGCCTGGGCAGTTCCCCGTCACGGCTGCAACCTCGTTGCAACCTCGTTGCCGTGGCAATCCGCCAATCTTCAATTTCATTAGGTATTTTGGTGCCGAGGGGCAGAATTGAACTGCCGACACCGTGATTTTCAGTCACGTGCTCTACCAACTGAGCTACCTCGGCACTGAGGTCAACCGCGTGGCGAGATTGCCAATATAGCATGCAGATCGCCAC